GTCGTCAAGCGAGGGTTGGGGTGCGGGCGTGGGGGCGGGAGCCGTCACATGCCCGAGATGGGTCTTGAAACCTTCAACGACCTTGATCGCGCCATCGCTGTCGGCGATGAAGTTGGCATTGCGATACCCGGCTTCGCGGATGGAGCGAGGCTGGTCCTCGATCCATGTGGCAAAAGCCGCGCTGTTCTCCTTGAGAACCGTCGCGTAATCGGGATGCGCCTTGATCAGTGTCTCGGTTTCCACGTCGACCAGTTCCTTAAGCTCGCGCTGATCAGCCTCCAGGCTGCTCTTCTCGGCTTTCGAGAGGTGGTCGAGACGATTGTCGATCGTGTCCAGGGCCTTCGTGAGGGGCTGGGCGATCTCTGGGTAGTCGTTGCCAAGTGGCGCGATTTCGTCGCGGGACTTGGCTTCGTGCCGGTTTTCTTTCGCGGAGGCTTCTGCCGCGTTTATCTTCCTGGACAGCGCGCTGATCTTGCCGAAGCTTCGGCGCAACCGCTTGTCCTTCTCCGCTTCCGATGCCTGTAGGGTTTCGTAGGCGGCCTTCTGCTCTGGGGTAGCAGTGGCCCAGAGATCGGCAGCAGGTACAGCCGTAGCCGGACTGGCCGGGTCGGCAGCAGGTGCTGGTGCAGGGTCGCCCGTGGACTCTCCTGCGGCTTCTGATGGAGGAGCGTCGGCCGGGGCAGGAGACTGTTCCTTCCCGGCTTGAATTTCACCCCAGATTTCTTCCTCGGTCTTAACGACTTCGGCAGGCGGTGCGGCGGTCAGTGCAGGATCAGGGATCAGGGTGGCTGCTTCCGCAGCGGCCTGGGGAGTATCGGTCACTATTGTGCCTCCGGTCAGTCGGTGGGAAATTCGTTGAACTTGATCTCGCTGGGCGGCTCTGCCCATACGAGGAGCCCGCGAAGCGCAATGATCTTGCCGCGCTCGATGTCAGTGTCAGAAATAGACGATGGCACTTCCAGCTTCTTGCGGGCCGCTTCGATCTCGCCATGGACGTGCGACCTGACAGCGAGCCAGGCAGGGCTATGAAGGTCCAGTTTCACTTTGCCTTGACCCATGCTGGCGCGGTGACAACGATGGTGGACTGCTTGCCCTTGGGCACGCGGATGGCCAGCCACTCATGCGGGACGAACAGGGCGATGAAATTGACGCGGCGGCGCATGTGTTCGATGTAGGCGTGCCGGAGGCGATCAATGTCGTTCACGCCTGCGCTCCGTTACCGGCCGGCTTCTTGGTGGCGCCAAGGGACAGCGAGCCACCGCTGCCTGTCGGGTCTTCGCCGCGGGCGCGGGCTTCCTCGGCGTTCTGCTTCTCGAGGGCGGCTTCTGCGGCGAAGGTGCGCTCCTTGGATGCGATGGTGTCGCGGCTCATCTGAAGGGCCGCCTCGAGCTTATCGAGCGAGATGTTGCCCATGGTGACGAACTTGATCATTTCGGTCTCGCGGTTGATCATCGCGATCTTCTCCTTGGACGCGTTCTCCTGATTCGCCATCGAGACCTTAGCGTCGATCTCTTGTTCGGCGATGTCGAGCTTGCGGTTCTCGATCTCCATCTTGGCCTTCATATCTTCGGCGGCCGCATTCTCCGCAGCGGCGGCAGCCATCAGCGCGTCGATCTCGTTGTCGGTCAGCACCACTTCGGCAGACGGGATCATGAGAGCCTGGAAGAGTTTGCGCAGCACTTCGCGGTTCTTCAGCATCGGGCCGTAGATCGGATGTCCGCCAAGCTGTGTCGCCACAGCCATCAGGGTCTGGGCCTGCATCTCGCGGACCAGCAGCACCGAGGAGCCGCGAGCATCAACCTCGTAGTCGCCCTTGATCTCTTCCTTCGAGTTGAACTGCATGTTCCAGTCGTAGGTCCGGCGAATGTCCGGCGTGGTCACGTCGTCGTCCCAGTTCTTGACAATGCGGCGGAACACGACGTTGGCCGAGTTCATCAGCAGGGACATGCCCTGCACGGTCTTGGTAGCTGTCCCCTGCTCGCCCTGCGCGATCTGGGGCATTGCCGTCATGTCGTCGATGAACTGCTTGCCCAACGTGATGATGTTGGCCAGTTCGATCTGGTGCATCGGGATATCGAACGTCTCGAACGCCCGGTGCTCTTTGGGCAAGCCGGACTTGGCCTTCCATATCTTGCGCGGGCGCAGTTCCCATTTGCCGTCGGCCGGCTCGATAAGTTCGGTGGCGATGATGATCTGCGGGCCTGAGGCCAGACCGGAATTATCCATCATCGCGCGCACGCCGGCGTTCACCATTTTCGCCGGGTGAGCCATGACCTGCGGAATGCCGTAGCCCCAGATGCTCGACTCGTCCTTGACGAGATTGAACACCGAATACATGCACTCGCCGGAGTCGTACGGGTAGATCGCAAACTTCAGCAGTTCGCCATCGCAGAACCAGACGACAGCGTTGATCTCGGCCAGCGGGTCGACCTCGCCCATGTCGCGGACGGTGGCTTCATCGTTCATCGCCAGCGCCAGGTCGCGCATGTCGTCGACGCTGAGCGGCCCGGAATATTCCCAGACATGATAGAGATCGCTGGTGATCTGCTGCTTTTCTTTGGTGATGTTGCGCAGCGAGGCAAGATAGGACGGCGGCGATCCCTTCGGCTTCTGGGTCAGTAGCCGCTTGATGGCTTCCTTGTCGAACCCTTTGAGCCGGGCCAGGCACCGCAGCTTCTTCTGGTTCATCAAGTGGCGTTCGTAGATGCCCTCGCTTTCCTCAATCGTCCTTGCATTGTTGTCCGGGAAGAACGACCAGAGGTCGACGAAGCGCATCGCCGGACGATCGCCGTCCGACATTGCCAGCTTGTGCTCGACCTGCGGCTTGCCGTCGGCGCCCATGACGGGCTGGCCGGTTGCTTTGTCCATCACAGGCTGGGGCTTCCAGCCCTTGCGGATCCTGTCGCCGGTCACCGGACCCTTGGTTACGCCGGTTCCATACTTGCAGGCGTCCTCGATCTGGTCGCGCTTGACGGCGTGGTAGAGCGATTCCTTCAACTGGTCGTCGATCTCGGCCGCCATCAATTCGCTACGGCGGCGGGCCTCCTCGATCTTAACCTGCAACTTCTCGGACGCGAGCTTCGCCTCGTTGACCTTCTGCTGTGTAGCAGGGTCTGGCTCGGTCCCTTCAGGCTGCTTTGCGAGGGAATCGGCCAGTTGTTTTGCAAGCGCGTTGGCGGTCTTCTCCGCATCCTGCGCCGCCTTGGTAAGTTCAGGAACAGGGGTAGGCTGGATGCCCCAGTTCTTGTCGTCGGTCGGGAAGAGCAGGTCCATCAGCCGGGCCGACATCGCGTCGGTCTTCGGCCGGGTCAGGTTGAAGTTGAGCTTGGACTTATCCTCGGCCCGCAGTTTGGCTGCGGTCGCCTCGTCATATTGGCCGTGGTACTGGAGTGCGTCTTCGATCCAGCGCAGTTCGACCTGGTTGCGATCGCCAACACGTTTGGTGGCTTCGGAGTCCATGCGGCCGACGATGCCCATCAGGCGAGCGGCAAGCTTCTGGCGCTCCACCTCCGGGTCGACCGGCGTCGCTTCGTCGACCATCAGTACCCCGCATCCGAGTCAGCGATCAGCGATCCAACCCCGCCACTGCGATCAGGAGCCTGCACCGAGGCAATCTTGTCCCATGTATTTATGAGGTAGCGGAGGCAGTCCATCAGGTGATCGAAGTCCTTCACGATCTTGCCGTTTTCATCGCGGCGATAAAGCCTGTACTCGGCCTTGAAGTTCATCAGCGTCGAGAAGACCTTGAGCCTGCCCGTCACCAGCAATTGCCAGACCTTGTAGAGCCCGGCTTCAACCTCGTTGTTCGCAGGCATGATGCCGAGACCGAGACCCTTGTAGATGGCCATCAGGTCTTCACCGTCCTTCTGCGCCCTGCCCCTGGCCGCAGGATCGACCGCGCCCTTGATCCATGTGCCGCGGGCCTTGATGGCCTCAGCGTGGATCACGGGGACTTCCTGGCCACGGTAATGCTCGGCATAGAGATAGACCGTGCCGTCGGCCGGATCCTTTGCGCCCCATAGCGCGGCGGTTCGCTTCCAGCCGACATCGAGCGCATAGGCCTTCTTCCAGAATACCGGGATGGCGAACGGCTTGACCTCGATTTCACTGAGCGCAACCGGGTAAATCGCGCCAGAGCCCATCGACGGGATGCCTTGCGAGCGGGCTTCCCTCAGATGCGGCGGCGTGGCATTGAGCAATTCGCGCTTCGTCTTTTCGTCGAGATGCGGGACGTCATTCCATCCCGCCTGCACGAGATATTTTGAAGCGGTTACCTGGGACATCAGCGGTGATCATGCACCGTTAATTGCGGCGAGCTTGTAGCCCTTGCCGGCTGGCACACCGTAGAACCGGGTTTCGCCGGCGCCCATGCGATGGGCAGTGACAGCAGCGGTTGGATTGGTGCCGATCTTGATGTGTGCAGCGGCCTGCGCATGCACCATGATGAAAGCTGTCACCTCGTTAAAGGCGGATGACTGTGCCGATGCGGCCGGGTTCGCAACGACCTGCTCTGCAACCGCCGGCTCCTTGCCTGCCGCTATCATGAAGTCGAGCCGGTCGCGGGCGATCTCCGCATATTCGGTGATGTAGATGTCAGCCATTATTGCGTTCCATCCTGTTGTGGAAGAAATTGGAGAACTGTGTCTGTCAAGCCCGCTAACGGCGTGAACGTCAGCATCACCAGGCCATTCGTGGTCGCGGTTCGGATCACGCACTCGCCATAGACGTCGAGCGGGCATTCCTCGTCCGGCCAGATCACATGCTGGGCCGTTCCTTCGAACGATCCCCTGCCCTGCTGGTAGGACTTCATTCCTAGCATCGACCACTTGCCAGACACGTGCTTGACCTTGATCGTGTCGATCAGATCCTGCACGCCCTGCTTCCAGCTTGGCAGCCCGAGCAGACGACCAGGCACCATGCCCGTGCCCGAAACCGTCTTGCGCCCGTCGGCAAATGCGATCTCGCCCAGAAGGGCCGACTGCACGATGTCTCGGGTCGTTTCATTAGTCTTGCCGCAAGCCCATGCCCTGATCGGCGCGGTAAATCGTCGGCCTTCCCACCACTTGGGATAGAGCCCGGTCAGATGGCAGGTGAGCTCATATCCACCGGCGGTCGTCTTGCCAACCCGGTTGGCCGCCAGAAAACAGCGCTCGCGATAGGTCGACCCGGCCGCGAAGAATTCAAGATGTTTGCCATATTTCGCCCTGGCATGGATGATCGAGCTGTCGGGCTGGACCGTGTCCTCATCCGGGAATAGCCGGAAGAATGCGCGCTGTGAGCGCCGGCGTTCCTTTTCCGCTATCACCGCGTTGGCTACGATCTTGTTTTCGCGCGGCAGATGCCGAATTTGCTCAGGCGTCAAAGCCAGCATTTTGGTTTCTTGGCGCCATCTGTAAGTCATTGGAAAGATGCGGCAAAAGCCAGTTTTGTGTGGCAAATCGAGGCAGTTCGGCGCCGGCCTGATCTGATCAATGCGCCGTAACCGCCTCGCCCGCCAGCGCCTGCGACAATTCACGGTCTAACTCGTCGTCGCTCATGTCAACGTAGTGGTGATGGACGTCGAGCCTCGATCGATCGATGTCGAGCCCGTAAAGCTTGGCAATAGCCATTGACGCCGAGACTGCGGCCGCTGCCTGCCCATTCGTCATGGCGAGATCGTAGGCCGCGTCTAGTTTGATGGCTATGCTATCTGCTGTCACAAGCGAACGTTCTGCGCCCTTTTCCTGCAATTCAGCCAATCGCGCCAGAACCTTGTCATTACGTGTCAGCCGTGATGCGTTCGGCTCGGACGGCTTGTAACCTGCCGCTACGTAGGCTTCTGCCTGCGTCTTGCCCTTGGCGAGAGCCTGTGCAAACAATTCGTGACACGGATTGGAAAGGACTGGCATCATCAATCCTATCGCGGACCCCGGAGTTTGAATCCAAGGGTGGTCGTGTGGGTTGGGTTTTGAAATCTGTGGGACCGACCGGGGGCAGTATGGGTAAGACCGACTCGCCCCCGGTCGCAAACTTCCCGCCAAGCAGCCCAGTTGAGCCTGTGGCGGGGGGTGGTGGATGAGGAGATAGACCCTCAAACTTGGCTGTGTTGGCTACTACAAATAGCCAACACAGCCTTTTCGCGCCCCCGCCGGAGCGGGGGGGTGCTAGCGGCGTACCGCGTCACGTTGATGGGATAGAGGTAGCATATTGGGCGAGTCAGATCAAGTCGAAGTGCGAAAAATTCGTGCTGCATTCTACGTGGATGGTTTCAATCTCTATCATGCGATAGACAAGATCGGGAAGCCGCACCTCAAGTGGGCAAACTACTGGACTATGGCGCATATCATCATTCCTCAAGAGTCTCAACAACTTGTAAGCGTACAAACTGAGACACTACCCATTTGTTCCGGCGCTATCGCTTAATCGGCAAACATGATTGGGGGACCGAATGTTTCTGAGACACGAGCGATAACTATTTCCGTCTAGCCGGTATCGACGAGGGAGCTTCCCCCAGATCAGGGCTTGCCGCACAAAGTGGATGTTCCGCGAGAAACGGAAGCCTCGCTTTCTGCCAGCGCCACCCGTATCCGCGTTCTGTTGTAGTAGCCACTAACAGGGCAATTATGCACGGTTTTGTCGATCTTCGCAACCAAAGCTTCATCTGCAACAGCGACTACCCGTGCGACTGCGTTTGTGGCTGCTGCTGCGGACGCATTCGCCACCGCGAGGATGGCGGGGCGCAACCAGTCGCCGGGAACATCGGATGTGACTAGTCTGTTGCCGTCGTTTCGAAGATGATAGCGGAGCGCCTCTTTGTCTAATGCAGCCGTGATGATCTTCTCATCCCTGGCATGTCCCCACGCCGAGTTGAAAGCGCCTTTGGCGTCGTGGACAACGAATGTCCCACCCTCTTTGACCACGTAAACGTGGACGGATTCGAACGATGGATAGAGGCAATGGGTAGCGATCCGCGAGCCGTCCAGCGTCGGCTCGCAAGCGTCAAAACCAGCCATCGCTAACCGAATTAAATCGCAACTCATGACTACACCAGCTCGTGAGGAAGATCGAAGTTTCGCTCATCCGGCCTCAACGCGAGGTTAACCTGATCCGCGAACCAAGGGAACGCCTGATCGAAGCGCCGTATTTGCTGCTGCAAAGGCAATCTGCACGGTATTTCCCACGAATCCTGCCTGAGGACGTGATCGCGGTTCAAAGCCCACGTGTGGACGTGCGGTCCGCAAACCATCGCTGGCGCTTCTAATGCACGACCCCAATACGGGTTACTGTGACGAACATCTTCCTCGACATGGTCGAGGCGGTAGACACATTGCTCACGGTATACGAGCAGGATCGAGAACGGTTCCGCAGAAGCTGGCGCGTAGCGAACACGAACACTACCGGCCTCCACGATTCCATCGATATTCGCCACCGGCCAAGCCGCCTCCCAAGAGGCTTCTTTGCCCCGTGGCTTTGGCCCGAATTCTGGCGGTGCACCGGACAAGATTTTTGGTCGAGCCAAAAACGCGTCAACTAGCGCAATGTCCTGTGCCCGCCCCGAAACCGCCATGCGGCAACGCTGTCACAACACTGCTTACTATGCAACAGCTAACTCAAGTGCACAGTCGCCACTAATAGCCATCTGCCGTCAGAAATTGATTTTGGCGAGCGTGATGCGCGAACGAACCTTGGCCTTCTTGGCTGCTTCGTTTCTGTCTGCCGAGCCAGAGTTCCGTCTGCTGCCCATCCTCTCAGCCCCCATAAATGATTCAGTCGTCGGCCTGCCGATTAATTCCAGCACGGCCTTCGCGACGGCCAACGACCGATAGCTATGTGCTGTAAACC